GAATATCCTAAAACATTGAAAAAGATTAAAACAATATTCGACTGGAAACAATATCCAGATGATTTCAAAGAAAAATGGTATGCGTATATTGATAGAGAATTTGCTAGACGACACGAAGGCTATTGGTTTACTAATAAAGGCAAAGCTACTTATATTACTGGTACTCATTACATGTACTTGCAGTGGTCCAAGATTGATGTTGGGCAAGCAGATTTTAGGGAAGCAAACAGATTATTCTATATATTCTGGGAAGCTTGCAAAGCAGATACAAGATGTTACGGAATGTGCTACCTCATAAACAGACGGTCTGGTTTTTCATTCCTGGCATCTGGCCAAACAGTCAACCTTGCCACTATCTCTAGTGATGCTAGATACGGTGTCTTATCAAAGTCTGGGGCTGATGCGAAGAAAATGTTTACCGATAAAATCGTACCCATTTCCGTCAACTACCCATTTTTCTTCAAGCCTATACAAGACGGTATGGATAGGCCAAAAACAGAACTTGCATACAGAGTTCCTGCTAGCAGATTTACAAGACGTAAACTAGATAGTAACGAACAGTTAGAAGAACTAGAAGGATTAGACACAACTATTGACTGGAAGAATACAGGAGATAATAGTTATGATGGTGAAAAGTTAAAACTACTTGTACACGATGAATCTGGTAAGTGGGAAAAACCTGACAATATATTAAACAACTGGAGGGTTACAAAAACCTGTTTGCGATTAGGTTCTAGAATTATAGGTAAATGTATGATGGGCTCAACGTCAAATGCTTTAGATAAAGGCGGTAGAAACTATAAAAAATTATATGATGATTCAGACGTTACCAGAAGAAACCGCAACGGGCAGACTAGCTCGGGATTATATAGCTTGTTCATACCTATGGAATGGAATTACGAAGGATACATCGATTCTTATGGGTTACCTGTCTTTGAGACACCCGAAAAACCCAAAAAAGGACCTGATGGCTTCCCGATTGAAATAGGTGTAATAGAACACTGGGAAAATGAAGTAGATGGCCTTAAGAACCTGATGCACTTAATGAATTGTATAGACAGTTTCCACGTACAGAGAAACATGCATTCAGAGATGAAACAAAACAATCACTTTTTAATCTTACAAAAATCTATGAACAAATAGATTATAATGAAGATTTAAAACACTCAAATGTAATTACACAGGGTAATTTTATGTGGGAAGGTGGGATTAAAGATACAAGCGTTCAGTTTGTTCCAAGTAAACAAGGTAGGTTTTTTGTATCTTGGGTTCCAAGTGTTGGTCAACAAAATAGAGTTATTGTTAAAAATGGTAAAAAGTTTCCTGGCAATGAGCACATGGGAGCTTTTGGATGTGACAGCTATGATATATCAGGAACTGTAGATGGTAGAGGATCAAAAGGATCACTGCATGGTTTAACTAAGTTTAGTATGGAAGATGCTCCACCTAACTTATTATTTTTAGAATATATAGCTAGACCTCAGACTGCTGAGATATTTTTTGAAGACGTACTTATGGCTTGCGTATTTTATGGCATGCCAATACTTGCAGAAAATAATAAACCTAGATTATTATATCATTTTAAAAGAAGAGGTTATAGAGGTTACTCTATGAACAGACCTGATAAAACATTACACAAATTATCTTTAACAGAAAAAGAAATAGGTGGTATACCTAATTCAAGTGAAGATGTTAAACAAGCTCACGCTGCAGCAATAGAGGCTTATATTGAAATGTTTGTTGGTTATAACAATGAACAATATGGGACAATGTATTTTCAACGTACATTAGAAGACTGGGCTGCTTTTGATATAAACAATAGAACTAAACATGATGCTTCGATTAGTTCTGGCTTAGCTATAATGGCTTGCAACAAAAACAAATATAGACCCGTTGCTGAGGTTATAAAACAACCTGTTAATCTTAGTTTTTCTAAATACGACAATAGAGGCAGCGAATCAAAAATAATTAATAGATGAAATTAAACACTGGTGTTAATAGTGCGTTTCCTGATCAGATGGTATCTGAAGAGGAAAAGAAATTGAATACGAATGGTTTAGAGGTGGTAGAGTAAATGGTAGTAGATGGAATACAGGTTATCAGCAGTTTCATAATTTAAGATTATACGCTAGAGGAGAACAAAATGTACAAAAATATAAAGATGAATTATCTATCAACGGTGATTTATCTTATTTAAATTTAGACTGGAAACCAGTACCTATTATTCCAAAGTTTGTAGATATAGTAGTAAATGGTATAGCGTCTAAAAACTATGATATAAAAGCTTATTCTCAAGATCCTCAATCTTTAAAACTTAGAACAGATTATGCGTCTAATATAGTAAAAGATATGTACTCTCAAGATCTTTTAAATATGGCTAAAAAAAACACAGGACAAGATTTTTCAAGTTCTAATATCCCTGCTGTTGATTTACCAAAAACAAAAGAAGAGTTAGAATTACATATGCAGCTTAGCTATAAACAAAGTATTGAAATAGCAGAAGAAGAAGTTATAAACACAGTGTTAGCTAACAATAAATATTCTTTAATTAAAAAAAGAATTGTAGAAGATATAACAACAATAGGTATAGGCGCTGTTAAAACATCTTTTAACAAATCTAATGGGGTTATTGTTGATTATGTTGACCCAGCTAATTTAGTTTATTCGTATACAAATGATCCTAATTTTGAAGATATTTATTATGTAGGTGAAATAAAGTCTATGACTTTAGCCGAAATAAAGAAAAGATTTCCGTATCTTACGGATAAAGAATTAGAGCAAATGGTTAAATACCCTGGTCGCGATGGTTACATAGCTAACCCTAATTATGATAATGATTTAGTTCAAATATTGTTTTTTGAATATAAAACATTTGTTGATCAGGTTTTTAAAATTAAAAAAACGGATACAGGTTTAGAAAAAACATTAGAAAAACCCGATACATTTAATCCACCTGAAAGCGATAATTTTGAAAGAGTTTCAAGATCAATTGAAGTTTTATTCAGTGGTGCTAAAGTCATGGGTGTTCCGCAAATGCTTGAGTGGAAATTAGCTGAAAATATGACAAGGCCAAATTCTGATACTACTAAAGTTAATATGAATTATACTATATGTGCACCTAATTTATATCAAGGGCGTATAGAATCTTTAGTTAGTAGATGCACAAGTTTTGCAGACATGATACAATTAACGTCGTTAAAATTACAACAAGTAATTCAACGTATGGTTCCAGATGGTGTGTTTGTTGATGTCGATGGTTTAGCAGAGGTTGATTTAGGCAATGGTACTAATTACAATCCACAAGAAGCTTTAAACATGTATTTTCAAACAGGTTCTATTGTAGGTAGATCGTTAACGCAAGATGGTGATCCTAACAGAGGTAAAGTACCTATTCAAGAATTACAAACATCTAGTGCTAATGGAAAAATAGCATCTTTAATTAATACTTATCAGTATTATTTACAGATGATAAGAGACGTAACAGGTCTTAATGAAGCGCGGGATGGCAGTTTACCAGACAAGGACGCTTTAGTTGGATTGCAAAAAATGGCTGCCAACGCTTCAAACATAGCTACTAAACATATATTAGATGCTGGTTTATATTTAACACTTAGAGCCTGTGAAAATATTTCATTAAGAGTAGCAGATGCTTTAATGTTTCCATTAACAGCATATTCATTAAAACAAAGTATATCAGTTTATAATGTAGAAACTTTGGATGAAATACAAAATTTAAATTTACATGATTTTGGTATATTTTTAGAGTTAGAACCAGATGATGAAGAAAAAGCTCAATTAGAACAAAATATTCAAATTGCTTTACAAACTCAAGGTATAGATTTAGAAGATGCTATAGATATTAGACAAATAAAAAATCTTAAGTTAGCTAATCAAATGTTAAAACTTAAGAGAAAACAAAAACAAGAAAAAGATAAAGCACAACAACAAGAAATGATTCAAGCACAAGCTCAAGCTAATATGCAGCAATCTGAGAAATCCGCTTTAAATGAAGTGCAAAAACAAGAGGCTTTAGCTAATACAGAGATACAAATAGAACAAGCTAAATCTCAATTTGAAATACAAAGAATGGAACAAGAGGCATTAATTAAAAAACAGTTAATGGCTGAAGAGTTTCAATATCAGTTACAACTAGCTCAAGCTAAAATAGATACTGATAGACAAAAAGAACAATTTATTGAAGATCGTAAAGATAAAAGAACTAAAATACAAGCTACACAACAAAGTGAATTAATTAGTCAAAGACAAAATGATAGTTTACCTAAAAATTTTGAATCATCTGGATTTGATACTTTAGGTGGTTTTGGTACTGAAGAATTTACACCTCAATAAATTATTTATTAATTTTTATTATATTATATTATGTCAGAACAAGTAAAAGAAGAAGGCTCTTTTAAAATAAAAAAGAAGCCTAAACAATTGGTAAAAAACGATATTATTAAAGTCGATTTATCAAAAAAAGAAGAACCTAAAAAAGA